CTCACAACAACAGGAGTGAAAGCATGGAAGATTTAAGTGTAAAGCAGTTACTAGCAACCACAAACAAAATACTGATAGTCGTTGCTGTGTTGATCGGGTTAAACCTTGCGGCTGATGTGCTTGGTTTGAAGTCGCAGGACTTGGTAATTAAGAACTGGGACGATGGTAGAAAGGTATGGCCCTTTATACATTACAACACGCAGTTCGGTGTACTACCCGAAGGTTATTAATCAGTCTCCTCCTCAAAGCCGTGATACACGATTACGTGCGTGTTGCAGCCTGGACAGCTTAGGTTTGTCATGATGTCAAACAGATCGCTATCCTCGTAGTCGTGATCACCACCCCACATCAGTTCAGCTCCACAGTGCCAGCATTTCATGCTTGGTAGATCCTTTCCTGAGCGAAGTGTATCAGCCGGTTGAGGTAGAACTCAGCCTTGCGTAAGTCTTCGAGCTGCTTCTCCAGGTTGTCGTTCTTGTAACGATGTCGATACACATACTTCAGTACCTGACCTTGATGGAAATCCAGCTGCAAGCCTTCTATCGCTTCGATGCACTCCATTGGCGACTGGCGATAGTGTGTAGGCTTGTTAACTACATCACTCATGATGTGTCTCCAAAAACTCACCGATTTCCTTGTGTATGCGGATCGCATCCTTCTGCTCAAAGTGCAACACAACGCTGGTTGTGGCATCGTCTTTACCGAACAACATCACACGCTGGCTACGTGGTTTGTAGCTCACGTAGATTTGATCTCCTTCGATGGAGACTACTGTTGGCTGTTTCATGAGTTGCTCCTGTATTCATTGATTGCGTCTATTAGGTTTGGCAGGTCATCCAGCTGAATAGCCAGAAGCCATGGCTTGTTGTTTTGCCTAGTAAGCACTACAGGCACTTCGCTGTATCGCTTGTCGTTTTCGGCTTGCTCCATCCACTTGTAGAGCTGCATTCGCTCCTGACGTTTCACTTCAAAGTGCAAGCCATCGATGTTGCATTTGATGTCTGCGTCATGATCCGCTCCGCAATACTGCTGTGCCCGATGTGCTTCACAATCGAATAGCTTATTAAGCTCAGCAGCTGCTTCACGCTCACCACGTTTGCCTTTGTCTCTTGATGGCTTACCCATTAGCGTTTAACTCCAAATTGTGCGACGTTTGCTTTGCGTTCCTGCTGCTGATCTATACGCTGTTCCGTATGGCCAAGGCACTTGACGGAACGGACACCCAACGGCAAGTTTTTTTTTGAACCCTGCGACTCTCCATTTGGTCTGGAGTCCAGGAGTCCTGTATTTCTTCAGTCACACGCTTAATCCGTGCGTTGATGATGGCTTCTGCCTCATCACCACGAGGGCAGGCGAGTGCCCGCAACTCCTCTTCGGGTGTGTCGTCATACTTTTCCAGCGGACTGACGAAGTCTTTCTTTTCGACATAACGTGAGTGGCACAATTCACACACATCAGGGAAAGGGGAGCTTTCCATCATCGAACGCTTACACCAAGAACAGCTTTTCATAGTTCATTCCTTCGAGCTAAATAGTTGTCGTTGACCATCAAACACAATGCGTGTTTGTTTGCGGTGAACAGGTCCGTTCCTGCGTTTGAGCAGAAAGATTTCATACGCATCCTGCGGTGCATCTTTTGCATTGGACTTTGCCCACCAGTAGCCACATGCAATCCCGCATGCGTCTCGCTCGATCCCACCACTGTTGGCAAGATCAGCTAAATGTATTTCAAGTGAATCTCGTTTCTCGACTTCACGACTCAGCTGGCTGAGTGCAATCATGGCGACGTTGTAGTCCCGACAAAGACCTTTGAGTCGTTTAGACACATCTGTCGTTTGCTCGTACAAACCACCTTTGTTGCTGTTAATCAGCTGGATGTAATCCACACACACCAACTCGATTCCGTACTGTTTCACGTGTGAGATCAGTTCACGCTCACAGTCTTCAATGCTGTTTACTAGGCGAAAGTGTGTTGGCGTTGCTGACTTGTAATACTCATCTAATCGCTGGCGAACAGCGTCTTTGTCTTGCAGCCATTCTTCTTCTGTTCCACCGACACATGACTGTATGTGCCGTCGTCCAATCTCATATGCACCCATCTCAGCGGACAGAAACAACGTATTCACACCAAGTCGTGCGTTATGGTTGAGCACCTGTAAGGCGAAGGCGGTTTTGCCCATGCCTGGTCTCGCTCCGTATACCCACATTTCGCCTTGTGCCATCTGGAATCCCGCAAGATCGAGGGCAGACACACCAGTGCTCATGTAGTTCTGTGTTCCGAGACGATCCAGGAATTCCAGCGAGCAGTCTTTCATCGTGGATTCACGGATGTGGCTGACTGGCTTTTCCTGAGCGAACTCGTAAGCCTTTTTGACTGTGCCAATTACCCAGTCATCTCGACTACCTTTTTCGTAGTTGTGTTCGTAACACCAGACACGGATCATCTGTTCGATTTCATGTGTCTGGAACATCCGTTTGACTGCGAGCTTTGCCATGCTCATGACCAGGCTGGATGTTGATCTGTCTTTGAGGTCTGTTGTGTCACCTCTCCATCGCATCGACAGAAAGTCACTTGGATTCTGTTTGATGAAGGTGGCAATTGAAGCGGGAAGGTCACCAGTCACCTGAACGGGAGTCGCTGGCTCTAAGCGTGTATGCAGGCGGGTTGCATACACATCTAACAGTTCAGGTGACGTGGTGACGATCTTGTCGAGTTGGATTTCGGCCCAGTCGTCTTCAACGTCTACGAAATGAGACTTATTAAAGTAGGGGTAACGGATGAGGTTGCCGTATCCCTTACCTTTTAAGCGTTCCTGTTTGGGGAAGACTTCCGTCAGTGGCAGATCAATCTGGTCACTGACGATACGGAAGAACGCTCTGGGCTTATACGCCTCAATCGGCTCGTTGAAAAATATCCAAAGGTGCGCTCCGCTGTTAGCGGAATGCTCGACATACACGTGAAAGTCCTGCTTCACTAAATAGAAGTACAGGTCTTCCACTTGCTTCTTCCAATCCTCATTGGGATTGCTTTCATGGTTGTCGATGTCCACGCAGGCAAGCATGACAGTGTTGTCTTTACGCATCGGGTAGAACCCGTAGCAAAGCTTGCCGGTACGATGGAAGTCATCGAACTCAGTCTCGGTCGGCGGTGACTGTATCGCAGGACGAAAGGTTCCTCCGTTCTGCTGGACAGCCACCACATCTTCACGACCGACAAAGTGTTTCAGTATTAGTCCTGAGCTGGTTCCCATTGCGGTCCTCGTGAATTCAGACGCTCAGTTTTATTAGTCGCAGCAAAGCCTTCAGGGTTCATGTATGTTTCCTGGTTGAGCCATGTCGCTGCATGTTGTCGAAAGTCACCATCAACTAATCGTTCTTTTGGCCAAGCCTGTGCGTATTGCATTGCACGCACATGTAGCAACTCATGAGCAGTGTCCACCTCGTGAAACAACTCTTGCATTTCATCCTCAAGATGCTTCACAGCTTGGTGGTATGCCTTAGCAGCATCAAGCTTGCGATCCTTGCGAGGATAGATTGACCAGAACGTCTTGAACTCATCGGTATAGAGTTCTTTGTTCGTTTTGCGACCACGCTTCTTGCGAGCCGCTTTCTGCTCGACCATAAAACCGAGCCGACTGTTGATGCTTTCCAACAGCATCAGTACATGTTCGTGATAATTCATTTGCTTCCCTGCTTGGTTAGAGTAAAAAAGGTGACGATGCAGTCACATGGAGGAGAATCGCTGCATCGCCACCTCGGTCACGGCAACAGAGCCTACAGGTTAAGAGGTGTTACCCTCTCGCCAACCTGCTGTGGAGCTGCTTGCTCAGTGCTACCAAAGGCATCACCAAACATGGCATCAATCCTTGATGCGTCACTTGCGGCAACAGGTGTTACCGGGCGTGTTTCACGTGGTCGTGAAATGCTCCAACGCTCACGAGTCTGACCATCGGTGCCAGTCTCTTGCTTGCACCACAACCGTACTTCGCTTGAACGAAGGTCAATTGGGTTGTCGCCATCAAGCTGAATCTGCGACGGTTGGCCGACAAAGCCAATGGACTGAAGGTCTTTGGCGACAAAGCCCTTTGTCTTTTCCGTCAACGACATCCAGATGGTTCGCTCAATCGCATCACCAACTGGCGTATACGTTCCGTCCTTTTCAATCTTGGACAGAACCCGACACTTCAGAACAATCTGAGGTGTGCCGGTTTTGGCATATTCCATGCCCTGGTCGGCTACTTCACCGACGTACAAACCTTGAAATTGCATAACTTTGCTCCTGTTACGCTGACCTAAGAATTAGCACCGAGAGCAGTGGCAAAGTTTTGCCAGGCTGCTTGTGGTGTTTTCCCACACGAGAGTTCGGGTGGCAGTCCGTAGCGATTCTTCGCCACAAAGCTTGCCTGTCCCTGGCAATGGATGATGCGTTCAGTACCACCTTTGCCTTTGACCTTCAGTCCGTCCTGCGACGTAACTGTAAGGAAGTCCATAAAGAGGATGGCATCACTCCATCGCTCAACAACCGGCCACAATGTCTTGTGGATATCTGGTTGATAGCGGCTGAAGTCCTGACCACTTGGATTGGCAAAGTTGCCGATCTTGACGTGGCCGATGGCAAACACATGCACACCCTTCTCGAGCCGCAGTTGATCCAAGTCGTAAAAGAACTTACGCCAGCGATCTGCTGCAATTGTGTAACCTTGTCCGTAGGCTGTGAATCGATTCCAGTCGCCACCATAGTCCTGGTCGCAGGTTTCTTTCACACAGCTAACGCTTAGTCCGTTGATCGTGTCGATCACAATTGACTTGTATTTAAGGTCTTTTGTTTCACGAAGCTCTTGAACTAAGTTCGAGATTTCAGTGAATGAATTTAGACCGTCCAGGTAACTAACTGGTTCGATCTGTCCACTTGCCATCAAAGTGTTCACGCCGTCTTCAGCGTGAGTCGTGATGACCAATGGCTCAGGAGCCTGGCAGGCAAAGCTTGTCTTGCCGACTCCCGGAACTCCAAGCACAACCACTCGCATTCCACGAGGATCAGGCTCAGACTTCACTTGTTCCAGAATTCCCATCTTTGAGTTCCTTCTGCTGTAACCAATATTTCTCCAGTGCATCGTGGACCAGTGATCCATACCTCAATGCTTCTGATTTTTCTCGACTCGCTTTTTCGATTCCAAGCACATACGTGAAGTAGTACTTAGTGCGGCAGCTATGGAATGTGCCAATGCGGCTGTGCGACAGATTGAACCTGCCTGACTGCGACGATCCCTTCCTTGGGACCCATGTGTCGCTCTCAGGATGATCAGTGCCAGAACAGATCGTCCAGTAAGGACATGTCGTTCCGTAAGCGAAACAACTATTCGTGTTCTGATACCAACTATCAGTCTCTTCTGCTCGCTCTATCTCCTTAGCGACCATCACGAGTTGACGGAAAGCTTCCTTCATCTCATCAACTGTGCGAGTAATTCTCGTCTTTCGACGAAAGTACGCTTCAGGGTTCTCGTTGAGCACATGGAGCACTCGATAACGATACATCTCAGCGTTCTCTTTCTTCAGCTTGTCAGCCCGAAACGCCATAAGCGTTTCCTGGCTGAGCTCCTTGCCGAAGTAGGTTGAGTTGTCAGTGATTTCTCGCTTAGACCCAAACCGTTTGTTTGCTGTACCAACTGGAATTGCTTTTGGGCGAAGTGAAACTTTGCGAATCACATCCATCCACGTTTCCTCAACCATTTCACCGTTGAGGTAAGCCAGTAAGTGGTACAGGCTGATCTGGCGATCGAAGCTGGTTTTAGCCAGCTGCGGATGCCAGGGATTATCCAGAGCAGAAGAGGTTGTCTTATGCTCTAGGTTGATAAGCTTTCCCTTTTGGTCTCTCAGAAACGTGTCGAAACGACCTGTTAGTGAGAACTTCGTATCGGGAATGTTTATCTTTTGCGTGGCTTCGACAGACACAACATCAAACTTGTCGTTGCTGTAGTAACTGTCGTACACTTCCAGCAGTGCTGAAGCTGAAGCGACTTCAAATGGATCGCTTCCTGTGCTTTGGCATGCTTTGAGGTGGTCTAAGCCAGCCTGAAGCGGTTCATACACATGTGGCATATTTAGTCCTCCGGCAATTGGCCGTTACGTTCTTTCAACCACTCGTTGAATGCTTCATTGGTTGTGTATTTGGTTGAGCCAGGCTTCACATAGGGAAGTCCGTGATACTCAGTCCAACGGTCTACCGTTCCAGGTGTCACGTTGAATTGCTCTGCATACACTTGCAGAGTGTTGAATTTGTCGATGGCGACATCAAAGTCCCACTTCATTGCGATTCCTTTCATAATTCACCAGCGACGGACTAATTCTACAGTGTAAAAAAGTCGATAATAGGTTTATTAAAATAATAAGATGTAAATTGACAGCCATCGGCGGATAACGTAGATTTACATAGATATGAAGTGGTCTCAAAGCCAACTTGAAATTGGAAAACCAAATGAGCGACAGCAAAATCAGCAACAAAAAGTACACCGTAAATACCTACGAGTGGACTGGTGAGGAAATCTATTTCCTCGGTAAGTACCTAGCGGCTCAGGCTGACATCCTGAAGTCCACAGGCGGTCGCTGGGCTACATACGGTCAGGGCAAAAAGATCGAGATACCGAACCTTAGTGTGCTTACTAACTCACTTGAGAGTGTAGGTAAGGTTGCTTGGGATATGAGGTGTTCAGTAAACGTACAGCTCGATAGGCAAGCAGACACAAGACAGCGTGACGAGGCTATCAAGCAGATTCGCAAGTGGGAAAATCTGATTGCCGAAGAGGACGATGAGGGTGTACTAGCAGCTTACGAGATCGCCTTAACTAAAGCTCAACTTCGGCTAGACGAGGTGGTGAATGCTAAACCCGATCCAGACGCAGAACTTGTGTCGTTTGCTGACAGCGAAGACAATTTGCTGTGTGAAAAGGATCACCTCAGCAAACTCTATAAAGATGAAACGCTCGATGAGTCTGAGGCAGAAAGCATCGAACCTGTTGTGCGAGCCATGATGCGAACTAACAGTATTGAGTATGTGTTTGAAGCATTAAATTTACCCTGGTCAAGAGTGGCTCATGGTCAGTCTAAAGTAGATGCCGACATGTTGCGTTGGGCATTTGCACGTTTCGGTTTTCGCTGGCGTACTAATGACGATAAGACACGCTTCGACATGCCAGTTGAGCGATATGCGTTTAGTAAATCTCGTGAGAGGATTAAGGACCTGCGTGCAGCTGCTAACCGATGGGATAAACCGTTTGAGTTGAAGTTGTTGACAGAAGATAGTCGAGGCAAGTTTGAAAAGTCATCGGAGCAAACACTTAGGGAAATGCTGGAAGATATCATTCAAACCAGTGAAAAAGCCTTCAGATCGGCAAAATCGAATACGGTTCCAGCGGTGTGGCTTAATAAAGTGGCTGCCGTTATCGGCTATTTTCCTAGCATGCTACCACAAGGTATGTGGTCTTTTATAACCGATCGTGGATGCGCTCATGACACAACGAATCTTTCTCGCTGCTTGCGAGAAGCGGCTGAGAAAAAGTTTCTTGGCGCAACAACTATTCAAGTTGGGGCGACGCCTATGAAGAAAGCGTACTACTTGCGTGATTGTGATTTTGATGACCTCAATTCGTACCCTAATTTAGACACATTCATCAACATGATGTCTGTCATTATTTATCGTTGGACAGCTGACGTTGAATTGACGGCAGCTGAACAAGTGTTTGAGGACGCCGTAACAGGAGAAGCTAAAGTTTCTCGGTGGATTTTTCCACCAGGTAACCCTGTAGTCGGATTTCCGGGATACTTTGAAGATAGAGGAGAAGGGTATGACACTCTTAATTATGCCGAGGTAGAAGAGCATTCGGCTCTCCGTAATTTCACATGGTTCGCTATGCTTCCAAACGGTATGTTTGACGAACTAGAACGTCGTATACATGAAGCGTAACGATTCCCTTTAGCCTATACCAAAGCTTAACCAAAGCGGTCTTTGCGAGTCCGTTACTCACTATTTAACTCAGGTCACTTCCGCTTATGAAACTATGGCTAATCGACCAGGACGCATCGTTTGTTGCAACATCGAATAGCTGCGCGTTGCCTGGATTTCACAGTTGTGATTATCGTTTGCCTCATGACATGTGTCTGTCACTACTCAACGATCCTGAAGCTGATGGTCGTGGGATTTCTCTCCCTCAGCCTGATGTTTATTCAGCATTCTTTTGCGGTCAGGAGAACAACGCTGCACCAAGAAACCTGTTGGATTTGTGTCTGACAAACCCATGACCAGCTAAATTTTTAGCACACTTTGACCCGACTTCTAGAGTCTTTTTGGTTAGAAACTCAAAAAAACTACGTTGTAGATTAAAGAATTAACCCAAATTAGGACGATAAATAAGATGTAAAGTATTTTAGTAAAATTAAAAGAATTGTTTTGACATCGTAGAATTTTATGCTAAAATGAGAAAAGACAGCAACGGGCTGGGAGCCAACAGGGCTCAGATGTTAAGTAGGTTACGGTAAAGGAATTTCAAATGATAGTTTTCTTAGTTCAATTTTTAATGTTCATTTTTGTTTGTCAGCTATTCGTGATTATGTTTCGACTATGCTTTGTGCCAGGAACGGCATCAAATGCTTTTCAAGCGTTTCTCGATCTAGAAGACGATCTTGATGAAGATGAAGAATACATGTTCTTCCACATGCGGTAAAAAATTTTATTCTTTAGGTCAAAAAAAGTACATCGTAAAAAAGGAGGTAGCATGAGCTTCTACACAGAAACACCAGTTGAAGACTACTTTGAAACCACAATGCGACGAGTATCGCTAGCGTTGGGATACGATGGTCAAACTAATCGACAGTGTTGGGATTGGATTAACGCAGTTAGTGAGCGTTGGGGCAATGACGACCTGGATGAGAGGTTAGACTTCTGCCTGAAGTATTACGAGAATACGGGATACCTGGCTTACAGTGCAAAGTTCGTTAACGGGAGATAGAGGTTATGGAATTGTTTATAGCGTATTTCAGTATTGGTGGTTTCATTGTTTGGTTGCTTGCTGCATTCGTGCAGTTTTACGCCGAGCTGCTAGGTGCAAGTGTTCCTTGGGATGTTTCTACAACTCTGCCTAGTGAACCAGAGAAACCTATGACTGACGAAGAGATTAACGACATGTTGAGAATGATGCGGTAAGGGAGAGAAGGAATGGAATTTTTAATGACAGCAGCATTTGTTTTGGCGATCATCAGCGGTTTTATAGATGGATTCAATTCCAAAGACACAACCGATGTAGATGACTACGAAATGACTGAAGAAGAGGAAGCAGCTTATCACTACGAGTTCTTTCACAGGAGATAGAAATGATGGAAGTAGCAAATGTAATCGCCCAGCAGGTGGGTTTATTGATCCTGGCAATGTGCTTGCTAGGTGAGGCTGAGTAGCCAAAAAATTTTTATTTCAACCGGCGAAATTCTACATCGTAAAAAAGGAGTTGCCATGAATTGGAAAGAGACACAGATCAAACTACGTTGCCAAAGTCAGGTAGCTCAGGTGATCAACGGCCTTCGGGAGCGAAAGGTCAATCCGGCGGATATAGGTGTGCAGAACGTGCAGCTGAAGAAGTGGAGTGAAGGGAAGAGTGGAATTGGCCTGTATAGGTTTGCGGAGTTAGCAGATGCAGCGGGTTACACCATCGTAGTGAGACCATCGGAGCACAAAAAGAAATGAGCATGAAACAAATCATAGAAGAAACACGTGCCAGAGCCTCTGAAGCCATGTTCAGAGATGCTCAGACGGCTTCCAGAGTCAGACACATGGCGGTTGGAAAGTCTAAGCGCAAAGCAGGGAAGATCAAGTTTGTGAAGATCATAGAAGCAGTGAAGCTGAACCCTGTCGCATACAGAGTAGGTATCG